TTGGCCTCATAGATTTCTTGCCAACGCCCTCCCGAGCCCAGGAACTTCTTTGCGATTGTCCACAGAGAGTCCCCCTCCACGACCGTGTACTTCGCCGGTTTTGGCCTGGTATCCGGCCTCGGTTTGGTGGTTATCGTCTGGGTGGCAGCTGCCGAACCCGGCTTGATCTGCTCTATTGCCTTGATCTCCCGATAACCCCGCAGGTCCAGCCTGTAGTAAATGTCACCCGGCTCACCGCCCCGGAAGTCCCAGATCAGGGAGCGGATCAGCACCAGTGTGTTGATCGGTGTATCTGTGATGAGCAGCCTAACCGGTTTTCCCAACTCGCGCTGGAAATCAAGCCACTGGATTGCCTCCAGTGGGTCGGGAATGTCCGGGTACCGACAGTAGGACGGATCATAATGTGCGGGAAAGAAGCTCTCGAAACTGATCTCCTCCGACCGCTCGCCGATGGGGAAGTCAATTTCCCCCAAGCGAAGGATGTTGACCGTTTCGATTTGCTTTTCCCTTGTCACCTGCACCCGTTCAGGGTTGACGGGGAGGTGCAATTGTGTACGGTCCTGCGTACTCAGGATCAAAAAGTCCACGTAGCCGCACCTCCCTTAGCCAGCCACGTTGGCAAGCGCAAGCCGCAATTGCCTGGCAAACTGCGCCGTTACCTGCTCGACTACGGCGTCTATATCGGAGTCCTTCCGGATCTCCACCCGCTCCACTACCGGGCCGATGTTCACGTTTATCACCCGAGGAGCGTTAGAGGCCGATCTGACGTGGACCGAGACCGGTTCTCTTGCGCCCCCGCCTTGCTCAATCGCCACTCCTGACAGCCAGTGAGGGGTAATCGGGACCGGGGCAGTATATCCACCCTCGGCAAGGGCACGGACTCCAAGGAGCTTTCCGGTCTGCTCCCAAAGCTCCAGGGCCCGGTCCCGGTACTGGAGAGACAGAGGGATGATCACTTCTGGGCCACGTTCGGCTACCAGTGCGAGCTTGGGCGTCCTCTCAACTGTGGCAGTAGGCCAGCCTGCACCCAAGGCCTTGACCCCAAGGAGCTTCCCGGTTTCCTGCCAGAGTCGCAAAGCCCGGGCCCGGTATTCTGTAGCCAGAGGGATGATCGCCTCCGGCCCGCGCTCGGCAACCAACGCTATATGTGGTTGGGTTGCAATCGTTCCGAGGGCATGGGCAGCTCGCAAGCTGGTGGCCGGAAAATATGGCAATGTTCTGGCCTCTGCGACTGGAGGCAGTCCTAGGCTGGCCCTCCAGGCCTCGGTGATGGTCTTTGATTGTTCGGTCAAAGTCTGAAGGTAGGACGTTTGGGCGGACGTTTGCTTTGTGATTTGCTGCGTTATCTTCTCTACTGCCCGGGAAGTTTGCTCCACGGTCTGTATCTGAATGAGAGCCGGAGCCTTCTCTTCTTGCTTGAAAACCCGTTCGGCCATTGCAATGCCGGTCGAAGTCAGCGCCCCAACGCCCGCGCCGATGACTCCTCCGGCGGCAGCCCCCGCAGGTCCGGCCACTAGGGCGCCTATACCAGCCCCAATTTTCGCCCCGCTCCAACCCAAAAGCAGGGTCCGAATGAGCCAAGAGCTTTGCAGTGCCGCCTCTACCGCTGCCAGTACGGCCTTGCCAAAAGCCTCACCGATTCTCACCCCGGCATTAATTGCCCACTGTTCACCCCGCGAGGTCCACCAACGTTCAAAGGGCTTGGCTATTATCTCTTCCCACAGAATCTGTGTCTTACCGAAGAGGTCTGCCTTCTGGAAGCGCGGGTCCTTCAGTAGGTTGTCGATCTTGTTAAAGGCCCCCTCAATCCTAGCAAAGAGGGCCTCCCCGACTTCGTATGCGACCCGCTCCAGCGTGTCTCCCCAGCGTTCTGTTACTTCCTCATTATTGGTGAACAGGTCCACCAGTCGCTCCAGCCGCGGCTTCACGGCCCGGCTCAACCCATCGCCCCACCGGGTGACAAGTGACAGGTTGAACACGTCCTTGATCGTGCTCCAGAGACCGAAGAGGGACCGCGACTGCTTCTCCATCATGCCGCGGAATTGCTCATTCATGCCCTTGACCAGGATCTTGATTGCCTGATCAGCGGGGATAAGTCCTTTCTCAGCCATCTTCATGACCTCAGCGGTGGTCTTCCCCATCGCCTTTGCCAGCATATCCCATGCAGGAATGCCGGCTTCGGTCAACTGAAGCATCTCCTCCGCCGAGACCTTGGTCTTGGCCTGCATCTGGCCGAGGGCAAGGATTATCCGCTGCATCCCCTCTTCCCCACGACCGAGACCGGCGGCGGCATTGCCAATGGCGATCAGCATTCCAGGGATCTCCTCTGCCTCAAAGCGAAAGGCAAGGAGCTGCCGGGCAGCTTCCTGAATGCCGGCAAACTCGTAAGGTGTAGTCGCTGCAAACTTTTTCAATTCAGCCAAGAACGCTTTGCCCCGTTCCCGGCCCAGCATTGTTTCAAAGGCGATCTGGCTCTGCTCCATCGTTCCTGCTGCCTGAAGTGGTCGAAGCCCGAAGGCTTGGACCGCAGCTCCTGCCCCGACGCCGATACCAAGCATGGTCAGGGGAGAGGTCAGTATCCGAGTAATCCGACCGACCACGCCGGTCACCATGTCCTTCGCCCTGATGACCACGGCCCAACTCCGACTCGCCAGTCCATGCAGCCTGGAAGAGATGGCTGAAACCGTCCCGGAAACCCGGTCGATCAGGGTCGCGCGGGGAGTGACCAGCATATCGTCAAGGCTTCTTAGGAGGGACTCGGCCTTGGTGAGCTGCCCAAACAGCTCTCCCCGGAGCTGGGCCACCGGGCCGACCGTGATTCCCGACAGCTCCCGCAAAATCGCTTTCGCCCGAAGGATCTCTTCCATGAGCGGGCCTCGCAAGTCAGCCACCACGTCGATCTTGCCCTGCTCCATGGCCTGCATCATCGCGTCTATTCGGGCTAGGACACCGGTAACCCGATCCCGGGCCTCCAGGATCGGCGAAGCCGTCTGAAGATTCAGCGCTTTAAGCTTCGAGTCCGTCTGGGCCAGCTTCGCCGTCAGTCGATCCCGGAGCGAGACAAGGGGTTCGGCTTTGGTGAAGTCAAGCTTCTGGACCTTCTCCCTGGCCTGCTCAAGCTGCTGAAGAAGAGGACCCTTCAGTTCAGCGTAGGGTGACCCCTTCGTCCCGCTTATCCGACGTACCGCCTTTTCCGCGGCGTCGATCTGCTTCAGGATCTCGCCGCGCATGTTAACGGCAACATCAGCCTTACCCTGGTCAATCATCTCGACTGCCCGGCTTATCCGGTCGATCACAGCCTGGGCCTCATCCCTCGCAGTGATAACCGGAGTAGCTACTTCCGCACTCAGCCGCTTGACCAGGGCGTCGGCCCGGAGCAGGCTCTGGGTCAGGTTATCCCGGACCGTTAGCATGGGAGCAATCCGGGTCTGATTCAGGCGCTTGCCCAACCTGTCCATCCGGGCCATTGACTGCTCGAACTTCCGCTGTATGCGCTCGGTCCGGGCAATGGCATCCCCGTCGTTTATGTCGATCACTATTTCGGACCTGTAGAGTTCATCTGCCATTGCCCGTACCCCCTTCCTTTGCCTGCTTCGCTTCCTCTTCGAGTTTCAGGGCCATGCTCGCCAACATGAAACGACGCGCCCCGTCCGGCTTGGCCCAGAATTCATCCGGCGGCAAACCTGTCCGCTGGAAAATTTCATGCACCAAATGCAGGACGGGGCGCTCTCGGATCAGTTTTTTAGCTCGGTCAGGTCCTCGTCAAAGCCGGAGAGGGCCAGGATCTCGGAAAAGATCTGGTTCAGTTCCCCGGCCAGGAGAAGCCGCTGGATCGCTTCCTCCGGCCCGCTCAGTTGCAGCTTTTGGAGCAAGGCCGGGTTATCGAAACGCGGCTCCACTATTCCCGCAAGGACTATACGGACAGTAAACAGCGCGGTGTCTACCTCTTCCCGGTCGGGCTGTCCCCGCCGGCCCTTAATGATTCTGGTGCATTGCTCCCGAATGGCGTAGATCTGCTTAGTCGTTAGGGCCTGAATCGTGATGGGAAGATCCAGTCGCTTCAACCATAGTCTCGCCTGCGGGATCTTCTGGGCGTTAAGGAGTCGCTCAAGGATTTGCTCGTCAGTTAGCTTCTCGTACTCCACGCTTGCCTACCTCCTTACACTATCTCCCAACCGCCTGGCGGAGTGAATCCTCCACCACCACCTCCACCCTCGGTGATGGCGTCTATCAGTTCAAAGTCCTCAAAGGTAAACGGCCATTCTTCGTTCACCACTTCGCCGGCTGTCCAGTTCGCCAGACTGATCCGGTCGAACATGACTCCCTTCAGCCGGATACGCTCATATCCCCACGCCTCCGGGTCGGCCAATTTGCTCACGATTTCTGTCTTGACCGCGCCCTTCGTGTTGTCGCGAATATCCGAATTGAGCTGGATTAGACGGCTCGTGACCTTAAACCCCGAGATCGTTCCCGTTCCGCGCAGTCCGATGACCTTGTGATGAACCCACCTGTCTCCGGAGGGGCGGATTTCGGCCTTTTGGATCTCTACGTTGGCCTCCAAGTGGTTGAAGTTCGTTTCCCACTGGCCGTCTATATACACTTCGCCGTAGCTGCCGTTAATCACTCGGCTGGCGTCGAATGCCATCTATTTCACCCCCTGACGTTGAAGGTCCCGTAGATGTACTCCATCGTGTCGGTCAGACGGGCATCCCAGCGAATATAGACCTCATCGGGCTGGGCAAGGTCAGGATGGTACTCCGGATCAAGCTGAACGGTAAAGTCAGCTTCGATCAGACCGCCAAGCACAAGCTGTTCCATGTACTGCTTGCAGGCATTAATCAGGGCCAGCCGCCCATCCTCGTTGTTAATGACCTTTCCGATGTAGCTGTTGCTGGCCGTCCGGAGCAGGTCAGAGTTAATCGCGTCCATGATCCTGATTGCCCGGATTTTCTTCCACTGCCGGTTCTGGCCCGTCCGCAGCGAGGTCAGGGTATTGATCCCCTGCTCGACCTTGACCTTCTCGCCGTCGTGGACAAGCACCAGTGAACCAGACTCCAGGGCCTCCCGGACCTGGGTGTCCGTCAGCCGCGGCTTCACGTCGGTGAAGACCGTCGGAGCATAGGTGATACTCTCAGCCAACCGCTGCCCGGCAATCAGACCGGCGATGTACGGAGCAACCTGGGCGCTGGAGTACCAGATATCTCCCAACCGGGCCGACGTGATGACGTTAATTACGCCCTCATGATTGAAACTCTGGGAGCGGGCATTCCTCACCGCCGGGTCAAGGTCATCGGTGGCTGAACCACCCAGGACGGCGATGACACCATGTCCCTCATCCCGCAACCGGGCCACCCACGCCCTGACCGACGCCTGGAGCTGGGAATCGGTAGCTCCGTCGAGGGTGAAAATGTCGAAGTTCCGGGCTTCGAAAGCCTCCATTGCCGCGAGATAGTCACTATTGGTGATGGTGTTAGTCCCGTTGTTGCCGCTCATAAATGGCTGCCCGGTTACGGTTTTCAGCATTCCTGTCCCGTCGGCAACCTTCGTGGCCGTGATCCACCTGTTGTTCTGGTCGTCATTGATCGCGTCCACGATAGCTGCAATCGAACCGACTGGGAAGGTGAACGTGTAAAGGAGAGTAGTGCCTTCGTACAAAAGCAGATCCTGCTTACTGCCAGTAACCGGGTTATCTCGGACGGTGACGTTAAACGGCCTCGCGCTCGGGTACTTGGTCACA